TCAAGTTGCATTATGAATACGAATTATATGTAATGATGAATGAATCAAGTGTAATGACATTTGGGCAGTTTTACAAACAAACCTACGGAGGGACTAAACAATGAGCAACAATAAACAAAGTAGCGTGGAGTGGTTCATTGACCAACTTGAAGAAAAAGGCGATGCTTGGGAAAATGTAAGTATTCGCAGAGTTCAAATATCAATAGATGTAAGCGAGTACATGGAACTAAAAACAAAAGCCAAAGCAATGCACAAGACGGAACATTTTAACACTTGGTGGCATGGAATAAGTGAAAACGAACCAATCACTTTTGAACAATACTACAACGAAACCTACGGAGGAGGTGAGCAATGAAACTATACACAGAAGAACAATTGCTAAACACTGCTGAGGCGATTAGAGATTACCTTAAAAATTACCCAGAAAAATTCCACGAATCAATGATTGAAAAACACCTTAAGAATTTAGCACCCGTTACCACAAAAAGAACTCTCATCATCTACAACACCAAAGAAACAACGGAAGAAGAAGCAAGGCATCTATTAGAGATTCTAAATTGTGATGATTCAACTTTATGGGACAACGCAGACCATTGCGGAGTACAAGTAATTGAAGTTCCATTAAGCTACGGAGGAGGTGAGCAATGAGCAACAATAAACAACAGACGGCAGTGCAAGAGCATATCGCATGGCTCAAAGAACAATTACAAGAATGTATTGATGAAGGCTATAGCGATGGTTGGATTTCCGCTTACAAATTAGCAATTAAACACGCTGAATTAATGCTTGAAGATGAAAGGCAACAAGCCATCAAGTTGCATTATGAATACGAATTATATGTAATGATGAATCAATCAGATGAAATGATAACTGAATCGGTAATAATGACATTTGGGCAGTTTTACAAACAAACATACGGAGGAAAACAATGAGCAAGATAAAACAAGTTAAGATTGACTTAAACCTGGACGAGTTGTTCAAATACAAGTTAATTAGAGAAAACGATGGCTTGCTTAACGTAGGTCATCAAGTAGGATGGATTGAGTGGACTGAGGACGGCAGCTTTAAAAAATTACACAAGAAAGCAGCAGTAGGTAGATCATTTATTCTAGACCCACAAGCATTTCAGTTTACTTGGATGACAACAATTATTACAGAAATCTTGGAGGAAAAAGAAAACTACATTAAGTTTGCAACAAAAAACAGTTTGTACGAGCTATGGAAAAACGATTAACAAGAGAACAAAAACGAGAAAAAGCAGTAGTAGATTTGATTAATCAGATGTTTATTATTGCAGGTCACGAAGTTACATTCGACGATGTCAAAGGTCGCAAGGATGATTGGTATACCCAATGGACTATGACTACTGCACAAGCAGAAGAATGGAAACAGTGGGGAGTCGCTTATCTCAGAAAAGAATTAAAAATGACTAAGAAATTAGCCGAGAAAGAGATGATGTGGGTTAATGTACAATGGGGACTTAAATATTCAGATTTTAACAAATGAAAAACGAAGAATATCAAACAATCAAATTAATCCTGAAGGGATTGATTGAAGGACAAACTAGAGGAGAATGGTCAAGCTTAGATGAGTTGTTTTACTCATTGCCAGAAAGTATTGAGTCTGAGACCCCAAGTCGTAGATTTCAACCACCAACAATGGAGGAGGTGGCCTCATACCTAAATTCTATGGACGTAATAGACGCACAACAAGAAGCAGAAAAGTTTTGGAACTTCTATGAAGCAAAAGGCTGGATGATCGGCAAGAACAAAATGAAGAGTTGGAAATCAGCAATCAAGACTTGGAAGTTCCCAGTAAGAGGAAAACGAGCATTTATTATTTAACCAATGAGTTATCAATCCGAACTAACTAAAGCAGGTATTGACACTAAAGGACACTTTAGTGGAATTATTAAAACACAATGTCCGTGGTGTGCACACACAAGAAAGAAAGCCTCAGACCCTTCTCTATCAGTAAACATAGACGAGGGTCTCTTTAAGTGCCACCACTGTCAAAAGAAAGGTTCAGTAGCTATTGTAAAACAATACACAAAGCCCGAACCCAAAACCGAAGCACCCGATAGCAGAGTGACTAAATACTTCGAGTCCAGAGGTATCTCGCAGGAAACTGTGGATGCCTTTGGTGTCTCGATGTCTATTGAGTGGATGCCACAAGATGAGCAGAAACACAAGGTCATTTGCTTCAATTACTATGACGGAGACGAACTAGTAAATATAAAATTCAAAACTTCAGATAAGAAGTTCAAGATGGTTAGTGGAGCGAAGAAGATTCCATATAACTTAAATCGCATCAAAGATAGTACCGAGATTATTATTTGTGAGGGTGAAGAAGAAGCAATGGTTTGGTATCAAGCAGGATATCCATTTGCTGTATCTTGTCCTAATGGAGCAAGTAAAGGAGTTAACAATTTACAATGGTTAGATGATACATACACTCATTTTGAAAACAAAAAGATTATTCTTGCGACTGACAATGACAGTCCTGGACAAAAACTCAAGGAGGACCTTGCGAGACGATTTGATCAATCAAATGTTTTTGTAATTCAGTTTCCTGAAGACGCTAAGGATGCTAACGATGTACTGAAAGCATATGGAGTTGAAGCCATAAAGAAATTATATTCTGAGGCCCAACCCATTCCAATCAAGGAGATTGCAGAAGTCAATGACTTTCTTGACTTAATCGAACAATATCAAAGCGAAGGGTTTCCAATAGGATGTAAAATAAACATGCCTGAAACAGACAAACATTTAAGTTGGAACAAAGGAGAACTCGTAGTAGTTTCGGGTATTCCTTCTTTCGGTAAAACAACGTGGTTAGATTACATGTACGTTAGATTATCTCAAATACATGGATGGAAGTTTGGTATTTTCTCTCCTGAGAACATGGCTCCACTGAAAATAACTCGATTGGCAGAACAACTTAGTGGAAAGCCTGTTACAAAAATGAATAGGGTTGAGATAAGAAGAATGACTGACATACTCAGAAATCACTTTTATTTCTTCAACACCGAAAAGATGGAAGACTTCACACTACCTGCTTTGTTGGATACAGCAAAAACAATGATTAAGCGTTATGGTATTGACTGTCTTTGTCTTGATCCCTTTAACTACATAGACAACCCAAGCAAAGAAGAAAGTACTCACGACAGAGCAGGTGATTTATTGAGAGAATTGAAGAAGTTTGCCGTACATAACGATATAAATGTTACTCTTGTGGCTCACCCAAGAAAACAAGATAAGTCAGGAGGACAATACGTTGTTCCTAGAATGTACGATATTGCACAGTCTTCTCACTTCTACAACGTACCTGATGTTGGTGTTATTGTACACAGAACATTTGTAGATGGTGTTAATGACCCAGTTGATATTTATATTCAAAAGATAAAACACCACTTTAGAGGACAATTGGGTTCTGTTGCTTATCAGTTTGATAGAGCCACTGGTCGATATACAGAAAATGGAAGATTTGATGATTTATTGTCCTATTCAGAAAAGCAATGGCAAGCTGATTTTGGGGCCTCACTTATGAACAATATATGAAAACAGTAATCTATGATATTGAAACAATGAGAAACTTCTTCTCCTATACGGATATAGAAGAGGATTCTGAGACCCCAACCGTATTCACAATTTCTCCGTGGAACAACGATACGGACAAGTTAGTTGAGTACTTAGAACAACCAATGACAATGGTTGGATTCAACAACATAGGATTCGATGCTGTTGTTTTAGACCACATAATTGATAACCGACAGAGGTATAGCGAAATGCCTGGTCATAACGTAGCGTATTCAATCTACATATTTGTTCAGCAATTCATCACAAAGGAAGATAACGAGAAGCCAAGAACTAAATTGAAGAATCAGCTTGACTTGTATCTGATCAACCACTACAATAACAAGGCTAGAAGAACATCACTGAAAGCGTTACAAGTTTCTATGGGATGGTACAATGTACAAGAAATGCCCATAAGTCACGAAGAAGAAATCACAGAAGACCAAGTTGAATCTGTACTTTCCTATAACCTGAATGACGTTTTATCTACGCGAAAATTCTACTTTCTATGTGCAGACAAAATTGAATTTAGAAAAGCCTTCTCAAAGATGTACAAATCAAACTTTCTAAACAAACCCGATGTTGCTATCGGAGAGGAAATATTTGTGCGATACATCAAAGCAGCAAGCGGACTCGATAAGAAAGCCTTGAAAGAGAGGGTTAAGTTTGATCCTGCTGTTTACTTGGAGGATTGTGTTATTCCATACATCAAGTTTCAGAACAGAGAATTTCAGGATTTGCTGGCCTCAATCAAAAGAACTGTAATCACAGAGGATACTAAATTCAAGCATACAGTTGTATTCAAAGGCTTTCATTTTCACTACGGAGTAGGAGGAATACACGGATGCATACCTGCTGGAAAATATGAATCAGATGATGAGTATGAGATTATTGACTTTGACGTAAAATCCTACTACCCGAACATCGCAATAACAAACAACTTTCATCCTAAGCACATTCCGCAAGAAGTATTTATTGATACCTACAAGAAGATATTTGACGACAGGGTAGAAGCACAAGAAGCGGGAGACGATGTAGTACAGGCAGGTCTTAAACTCGCACTGAACGGAATCTTCGGTAAGACAGGAGAATCAACAAGTGCCTTCTTTGATAGATATTACTTTTATAGAATCACAGTTAATGGGCAACTCTTGTTGACAATGCTAGCAGAAGCATATATGACAAATGTCAAAAACGTGCAACTGTTACAAATCAACACGGACGGTTTGACAGTTAGAGTACATAAGAAAAGCATCGAAAGAATTAATGAAATCAACAGAAGATTTATGGCGTTGACGGGTTTGATACTTGAAGATAGCAAATATAAACTTATGGTCATCAGAGATGTTAATAATTATCTTGCAGAATCAACGAGTGGAAAAGTAAAGAAAAAAGGGATATTTGAGACAGAAAAAGATTGGCACAAAGACAATTCTTACTTGATTGTAGCAAAGGCATTAGAGAAGTATTTCGTGAACAAAAAACCAATAAAAAGTACTATCTTTGAATCACGTAACATTTATGATTTTTTCGGAAGATATAAAGCGACTAGGGGTTGGCACGCAGAAGTGCACACGGTGCAAGAAGGCAACAAGGTTATCAAAAATCTTGGGAAGGTTATGCGCTTTCTTCCAACAACAACGGGCGACTCGGTTTTCAAACAAAATGTTGACGGACGACTCAATAGCCTTTTGGCAGGAGGATTTGCACAAGAATGCAACTACTTCCAAGAAAAAGAAAACTGGGAAGATTACCAAATAGATTACAACTTCTTCGGTATCGAATGTAAAAAGATTATCGACGAGATTGAACCACAACAATTAACCTTATTTTAAACCTATTTTAAACACATGAATATTGATAAATTAATCGAGTTGTCACACGCAACTGCAAAAGAAAAAGGCTTCTGGGATTCAGAAGAGAGAAACATTCCTGAAGCACTGCTTTTGGTAATTACAGAAATCGCAGAAGCAACTGAAGCATTACGCAAAGAACACAAGGTATCTCCTAACATCGCAGGAATACTCCACGATGCTTACCTAGAAGATCCATATCCAATGGATGCCGAAACCTTCAAGCACGAGTTTGAGGTCAATGTCAAGAACACATTCGAAGATGAGATTGCCGACACAGTAATCAGACTTTTTGACCTATGTGGTGGACTTGGCATAGATTTGGAAACACACATTCTCCTCAAGATCAATTACAATAAATTGAGAGGATACAAACACGGCAAAACATTCTAACATGGAACTAAATCACGAAATACTATCGGACATCGTTGTATGGAGCAAGTATGCTAAATACGACCAGATTAAACAAAGAAGAGAAACTTGGAATGAGATTATCGACCGCAACATTGATATGCACATTCGCAAGTTTCCCGAACTAGAACAAGAAATTAAAAATGCTTACAAATTTGTACGAAATAGAGAAATCCTTCCGTCAATGCGTTCTCTTCAGTTTGCTGGAAAACCTATTGAAGTTAATAATGCTCGTCTTTTCAATTGCTCTTATCTTCACATTGACGACTATCGGGCCTTTAATGAGACTATGTTCCTTCTTCTTTCGGGTACTGGAGTCGGGTATAGCGTCAGTAGAAACCACATTGACAAATTACCTGCAATATCTAAGCCGAAGAAACAAAGAAGATTCTTAATCCCCGATAACATCGAAGGATGGGCCGATGCCGTAAAGGTATTGATGAAGTCGTATTTCGGTCTCAGCACTTGGAAACCAAACTTTGACTTCCGTGCCATCCGTGCAAAGGGAGAGAGATTGATTACAAGCGGTGGTGTTGCTCCAGGACCAGAGCCTTTGAGAATTTGTTTATTGCAAATTGAATCTATTCTTGAGCGTAAACAAGACGGAGAAAAGTTGACATCATTAGAGTGCCACGATATCCTATGTCACATTGCAAATGCAGTATTGGCTGGTGGTATCCGTAGATCTGCAATGATTGCTTTGTTCGATCACGACGATGAAGATATGCTGACTTGCAAATTTGGTAAGTGGTATGAGACAAATCCTCAGCGTGGTCGTGCAAACAATAGTGCAAAGTTACTTCGTGGTAAGATTGATAAGAATCAATTCCTAGACCTGTGGAAGAAAGTTGAAGCAAGTAATTCAGGCGAACCTGGTTTCTTCTTCACAAACGATTTGGAACTCGGAACGAACCCCTGCGGGGAAATTAGTTTGAACTCATTTCAAGTCTGTAATCTAGTGGAGATTAATGCTTCTGACTTGAAAGATCAGCATGATTTCGAGGAGAGAACAGCGGCTGCTGCCTTTATTGGAACATTGCAAGCATCTTACACTGATTTTCATTATCTGAGACCCGAGTGGAAAGAAGTAACCGAAAGAGAGGCTTTGTTGGGAATCGGTATGACTGGTGTTGCATCAGGCGCAGTTCTTAGTTTGGATATGCCTGAGGCTGCTGAAGTTGCTTACAGAGTCAATAGAGTTACTGCCGATGAGATTGGAATCAATCCTTCTGCTCGTATCACCACAATCAAGCCGTCAGGAACTTCATCAATCGTTTTGGGATGCTCGTCTGGTGTTCACACTTGGCACTCAGATTACTACATCCGTAGAATGAAAGTAGGTAAGAGTGAGGCTCTTTACACTTACTTGTCAATCAATCACCCCGAGTTACTAGAGGATAGTATTTACACTTCTGCTGAGGCATATGTATGTGTTCCAATCGCTGCTCCCAAAGGCTCAATCACTCGTCACTCTGAGAGCGCAATTCAGTTCTTGGAAAGGGTGAAGTTGCTCCACGAGAAATGGATTAAACCTGGGCACATCTATGGTGAGAATACACACAACGTTTCGGCTAGTGTGACTATGAAACCAAACGAGTGGGGAATCGTTGGAGAATGGTTGTGGGAGAATCAGAATCACTACAACGGTCTGTCATTTATGCCAGAAGATTTGGGTTCGTACAAACAGACTCCATTCGAGGATACTGACGAGGCTACTTACCTAGAAATGTCAAAGGGTTTGAGTAAAATCAATGTCGCAAATATTGTAGAAATTAACGACAATACAAATTTGATGGGAGAGGTCGCATGTGGCTCGGGGGGTTGCGAAATTGTATAATTGTTATTATATTTGTACTGTTTCATATTTTATTAATTAGGGGTTTAGGGGGTGGCTACGGCTGCCCCTTTTACTTTTAAGTTCAAAACAGATTGACTATAATAAACCTATAGGTTTAAATCTTATATTTGCACTATGAAAAAAGCAATATTATTTATCGTAATTATGATTACGTTAATTTCGTGTGGAACTCCAAAGCAGAGGTATGACAAACTGATACGCAAATATCCGCATTTAGTCGAGACTGATACGGTAATCGTAAAAGACACAATCATTAAAGAAACTAAAGTTCCTGTACCAGAATACAGAGATTCTTTTATCATCGAACACGACACAATCATTGAAACCAAGAAGTTAATTATTGAAAGGAAGGGCAACTTCTTTGGTGTTACAGTTAAGCCCGACACTATAACTTTCAGAGACACAATACCTTACGAAGTAAAAGTACCAGGAAGAGTCGCATACATCGACAAGATCAACTGGTGGTATTTGGTTATTTCGTTTTTAATTGGTATTATTGCAACCATATTCTTAAAGAAATGAAATCAACAAAGCAAGATATAGTACTAAGCTATATCGCACAATTCCCTGATTTGCCAAACAAGACATTGGCTAGTTTAATTTTTACAAAAGAAGAAGGTCTATTCGTTGACGTAGAAAGCGCAAGAGGAATGGTTAGATACTACAAAGGAGCAATGGGAGAAACACATAGAAAATCTGCTGAATCTTCTGGACATAAAACTTTGACTAACCACTCGTCAGTAAAAGAAGGATTAGCCAAATTGAACATTGTTTCAAAGGCTGAAAATATGGAGCCTGTTAATTTGGGAAAAGGTAAGTATCTTATCCTATCTGACATCCATTTACCCTTTCATGACGAAGATGCACTTGCTGCTGCATTAGAGTACGGAGTATCTCACGAAGTAGATACGATTATTCTTAATGGCGATATCTTGGATTGTTATGATGTATCTCGTTTCTCTAAGGAGATTCGGAGGCCCAAGATTTCAGAAGAATTGGAAATGGGTAGAAACTTCTTCAAGTACTTGAGAGAGTTGTTCCCAACACAAGCCATCTTCTACAAGATCGGAAACCACGAAGAAAGAATGCGAGCCTATGTTTTGAGAAATGCTCGTGAATTGGCAGACTTGAATGACATCAGTTTGGAATCATTGTTGCGGTTGGATGAGTACAGAATTATTCCTGTCAACAGAGAAATGATTAACTTGGGTAAACTGACAGTGCTTCACGGTCACGAATTGGGCGAGTCAGTATTCTCACCTGTAAACCCTGCTCGTGGTATGTTCTTGAAAGCTAAGGCTTCTACTATCGTAGGTCACTATCATCAATCATCTCATCACTCCGAAAGCAATCTGCGCGGTGAACAAATAGGAGTTTGGTCAATGGGTTGTTTGTGTAACTTGAGTCCAGACTATCGTCCATATGCGTTTACAAAATGGGCACACGGGTTTGCCTATGTTACTGTAAATGAAGACCTTACCTTCCACGTTGAGAACTTTAAAATTGTTAACGGACAAATTTTATGATAAAAGATAACATTAATCCGTCACACTATAAGCAGGGAAAAGTCGAATGCATTGATGCCATCGAAGCCGCTACAATCAACAAAAAAGGATTAGATGCAGTGTGTACCGCAAACATCATTAAATACATTTGGAGGGCAGAATCCAAAGGTGGAGTCGAAGACCTAAAAAAAGCAATGTGGTATTTGCAGAAGATGATTGACAATAATTCGACAGAAGAAGAATTTGTTCGTAAGTCTAGTCCGTCAATGGTTACATCATTCACACAAGATCCCCTTTGGTCTAAACTTTAAGTTATGAAACTCTACGTCTATTGGACATACACAAGACCCGAAGATAGATTAGTTGCTACTGAGGTATTGGAGTATGCTCGTAAGAAACCGAAGATTGATACTCCTACTTATCATATGGGAGGATTAGGTCACAAAGAAGACTTGTTTACTCACTTCCTAGATAGAGAAGGAAAGATTCATGTTCTGAGGCCTCAGACTGAAATTCACCTAGCTATTCAAGGAGGATTAAACGGAGATTACAGATATGTCAGCAATCCCTCAGTAGCTCAATTACACGCAATGGCAAACCTATTTAAGTTGGTTAAGTCTTTGAAGTGGGAGATACTCGAAGGAGATATGCTTGAATTTGATTTAGAATTTTGGAAAACAGCAATAAACTTATGGCGAATATAAATAAAGAAGTAAAAGAACTCGAAAAGCTTTTCGGATGGTGGGAATTCTATGAACAGACTCAAAACGAAGAGTCTAAGAACAAGGCTCAGAAGCAGATAGAAGCCCAAAAGAAAAAGATAAAAGCTATCAAAGATGGAAAAACTTCAAAAGTTCCTAAAGGAAAATAAAATATCTGAAGCTGATGCCATTGAAAGGATTAGTTTACAGGACACAGATCCTGCTAAAGATTTCTATTCTACATTGGTATCGGCTTCAAAACAGTTAATGGATGCCGTAAAGAACAAGACATTAAACTTGGATGATGACTACCAAAAGGGATTGTTTCAATTGTTACAAGCAGGAGACAAAATCAACAAGTCATTGAAATTAGCTAAGTTAGAAGCCTATCCTGAAAAAGAAACAGTAGACGAAAGTGTATCGTTTTTAGATAGGATGTCTTCAGCCAAGAGATTATAATGGAAATCATAGAAAACAAAAAACTACCGAAGTTTGAATACAATGAATGGTTCAGTAAATATGGACTAGACCCACATGCAACAAATAAAGAAAAAGATATTTGGTGGGGAAATGAAATGGAAAACTGGCACGAAGGAAAGTTCGGATTGACTGGTATTCATTACTTTGCTTTAACTCAGTGTATGATTAAAGACGCCAGAGGATTTAGAAAACGACCCATCTGGAGAGATGTAGATGAGTTAATCTATGAGGCTTATATAAACGCAAGAAATACTAACCACGACTTATTTGTAACTAAGAGGCGTGAGATTGGTCTTTCGTTGATATTCGGTGGAGTTGCACCAATGTGGATTGCATTAACAAACCCAGGCTCAACTTCACTGATTACCAGTGCAGATAAAACTCGTCTCGAAACTCTTTTTAAAGAAAAGACAAGGATTATCTACGATAACTTAAATCCATACATAAAACCAGACATTATCTCTACCCGACAAGTGGGTTATCTCCACATGGGAGTAAAAGACCAAAAAACAGGTGAGATTAGTGGACTAGACTCTCAGATAATAACTAGAGAAACACAAGACACACCAACTGCACTTGAGGCGTATCGTGCGATGCATGTGTTGATTGATGAGTGTATGCTTCACAGTAAGGCAGACCAAGTATATAAATCAGCACAAGCGAGCGTTAAATCGGGATTTATCAAAGTTGCACCTATTGTTATTGGAGGAAGTGCTGGAGAATCAACAAGTGTAGGACAGAAACTTGCAAACAACCTTTGGAAGAACGCTGAGAATCTTAACTTGCTTACTGTATTTCTTCCTGGAAACATGGGAATTATGGAAGCGCCAGAGATTGACGGAGACGGTAGAGAGACAGGAAAGATTCTTAACTTCTGTCCTAATGGCTATTCTGATATTGAGGGAGCAACAGAGTGGATCAATAAGACTCGTGAGAAATTAGATAAGATTGAAGATAAGTCATTCCTTAATTCATTTATTAAGCAGTATCCATTAGATATTAATGAAGTATTTTCTTCTACGTCTCATGGTGCATTGCCTGTTGATGTTATTCATAAGTTGAACCAACAAGAAAGGATTATTTTATCTGAGCCCCCACCGATTGAAAAATGTATGATTTACAAAGACATCAACGGTGAATTACAAGTAAAGCCAGATAGAGAAGGAAAGTTTACTCTTTTAGAAAGATATAACCCCAACCACAAGTATATCGCAGGGATGGACCCGATTCCATTTATCTCGTCTAAACTAGGAGATGGTTCTGATAACTGCATAGCAATCAAGAACTTAGATACCAATACATACGTTGGATATTACAAGGAAAGAGCAGCCGATCCAGATTTGATTATGACCAACAACATCAACCTACAAGATTACTTCGGTGGAGCAAAGGTTATGATTGAGATTAACCGAGGTGGTGTTATCTTGGATACATACAGAACAAACAATCGTCAAGATTTGTTGGCTCCGTCACCAAGAAACTTAGGAAAAACATTCTTGAGCAAAGACAGACCTTATGGCTGGTATAAGAATGACCACACCGCAGAAAGAGCCAACGCTTATTTGATTGATTATCTTCGTAAGAACTTTGAGTCAGTTTATTTAATGCAGATGATTGAAGAAGCAAAGGTCTACATTACTGAGAATACGGATTTGTTAGATGCTGTGGTCGGTTGTGAAATCTATCACAAAGATTTGATGGAGAAACTCAAGAAGAAAGTTGATGCTGCGCCTCAGAAGAAAACCATTCCGATGATTGTATATCAGAATGGAAAGGCTATGAAAGTCTGGAGAGAGGTTACTTTTTAGTAGATTTACCGTTGGACCCGTTACGAGCTTTATTGCGTTTTGCGCTTTCGATTACCATCTTTCCTGACTTCGTATGGCTTAAGTTGGTCCCTGCTGCATTTCTTTTACCGTAAATACCCCTTTTGCGGGCCTCTGCGTTAAGTTCTTGACGATATGCTACCTTGCCCTTCTGATATTCCTTATCGTAGCTGTAATCGCGTCCTGTGGCTTTATTTGAAGATGGTCTTTTATTCTTCCCTACGATTTTGTTTTTCATCTCTCTTATCCATTAGTTCTCCTAAAACATAAGAGATTCCTATTGTAAAGGTAACAAATAATAACCCAAATAGGAATCCCTCTTTCATTATCCTTGACCTCTATACTTCTTAACGTAGTTCTTGGATGTTTTCAAAGATGAACTCTTCTTCTTAGAAACAACACCGGGCCTTTTGATGGATGCCTTGGGCTTCCACTTGGCCATTTCTTTATTTGCTTTTACTTTTGCTGCCATAGGTATAATCTAAACCATTCAAAATCTTCTTTACCGCCTTCTTCTACATAATTAAGATAGGCTTCATAAACAGGACCGCTAAAAGATACTTCCTGGAATGAGGTATCTACTCCACTACCAATCATTTTAACTTGGTAGAACTCAACCTTCTCCTCCATCTTCTGCATTACCTCCTGTACCTTTTCAACCTTTGCCTCTGCAACAACAACAGCCTCTTTCAATTCTTCTTTCTCCTCGACTTTTGCCTCAACCAATTTCTCACTTACCTCGTGAGCAGCTTGGGTTGCTTGACCTACCGCCTTGGTGTTCTGTTGAATTTTCTTCAGCAAAGCTTCCATCTCATTGATTGGTGCTGGCTCTACTGCCCAACTCGCAGTGAAGATATAACCACCCATAAACAAGATTACGAAAATCCAAAGGAGTTTTTTCATAACTTCTTCATTGAATTGATGATACGTAGTTCCGTTATCGCTGCGGATAAGGCAGAGTCTGCGGTTTTCAATGCACGATACGCTTGCTTTTGTTCTGCACGAAGCACCGCCATTTCTTTTCTACACTCATCAATCTGTGCTTGATTGTTCGCACGCAAGTCAAAGTACAAATAGCTAACAGCCACCAACATACAAAAAGCCACGGCAGCAACTGGATTTTTTTGAAAATCTTGATATCCAATTGGAAAAGGATTGGTTTTAACAGCACTCATTTCTTTTTGGTTAAATTTTTCCACATACTTTTGGCAGCAGTAGCTTTACCGATAGCAGTTGCTTTGGCTTTACTCATACCCTTTTTCATATAACTCTTGGCTACTTTTTCAGCCATCGGTTTGAATTCTTTACCTTTCTTTTGCAAGTCTTTACCTGCAACAGCTTTCTTAACGATTTCAGACCTTTGTTTCTTGGTACCGTAAGCCATTACTTTTTCTTCTTTTTGGCAAACATCATCTTTTCTTTCATCTCGACTTTCTTACCCTCTTTTTTCTCGTGCTTCATCTCAGCGGCCTTTGATGCATATTTTTCCATACCTCCGTACTCAGAAATCTTCTTAGCAGCGGCTTTTTTTATTGGTTTTTTCATTTCTTTGGTTTGTTTTTTGATACTTTAACCTTACCGTTTGTTTTGGTAGGTTTTGAGTTGTTGTGTTCTAGCTTTTTAGCTACAAAATTACAGTTATACATTAGCACTTCCATCTTTTACGGGCTTGTCTCAGACGTGAATTTGGATCTGAGGCCGCCTTTGGAAACATTTTCATTTGACCAGCACTACGAGCACAAAATGATTTGCGTCTTTTAGCGTCTGCACTACCTGCCTTTACCTTGCCAGTTACGGCCGTCTTCAATTTGCTTCCGGGATTCGCCTTACGATAAGCAGCGACACCTTTAGCCGTCATACCTGCTCCCTTCTTTGTTGGAAGATAATTGGCATTTTTGCCTTTGGTTGTCTTCGGTATGGGATTACCCTTCGGCATCAGTTTTCTTGAAAATCTTATTAGCTGCTCCGAGACCCAATGCACCAAATGCAAGAGCAGTTACACACTCTACCAAAATAGAAGCAGGTGCAACATGTTCTTCAGAAAAAGAGTTGTGATACATAGTAACACACAAAGCAATGGCACATAGAATACCTACGAAGCGGTTGGATGAAAATTTACCACGCTCGTCTTTGAATATCTCGAAGAATTTCATAACACTAAATTAGTTAATTTTTTTCAAGATTGCAATAAGGCGAATCAGGGTTAAATTGACAGAACCGTTCAGTATAAAGCGACTCACATCCAGAGAACGTGTGGACACCAATGGGAGATGGGAATACCTCTTTAGTTGCAAAGGATTCAAACGGTTCATCGTTCCAAAGGATGTCAACGGCATAACCATTCTCTAATTGACCAATTTCAACAATGGCACAATTAATTGGTTGTTGGTCTTGCGTGATTTGAGTTTTATATTTTACCCAATCATCTTGGTTTAGGAATGAA